CATACTCACCTACCACACGAACCTTGTTGTAATCGAACGTGACATGTTTGTCACGACGCTGACCTTTTGCACGAGGTTTGATGTAGGAAGGAAAAGTATCGTTTGCCATGTTTGTTCTCCAGTTATTCAATCGATAGAGTAATTATACTCTAATCTAGAGAACATGTACACTAATTTTACTCAAACCAATCTACGTAAGTTCCTGGGAAATTAGATGGCTGATATAGCCAGATTCCGTCCTCATTTGTTGTCAACTTCAGAGAGAACTTAATTACCTCAAGTGAGCCAACTAGAATTGGTGAAACTGCAGTGATGAAGTGTGGTCCTGCTGGAAACATCACCATTGTACCGCGTTGCGGGACTAATGAGAAGTTATATGCAGGAAATTCAAGCTTGCCACCATACACCTCAACTTGTGGATCAAGTGGAACACCGTTTCCATAGTCCTTTAGCCAGACGTAACCTACAACGTCTACGTCCTTGCACTTTACCCACTTCTTTCGAACGTGCTTTGAGTTCTCACAACCGTGCGGCTCAGCTGGGTGTTTTGGATCCTCAAAGTACTGTTGAAAATGGGGTGTTTCCATTCCCTTAATCTTCGCGTTATAACGATCTTGGATATCTTGGCCATTTTCCAAGATCGCGGATTGAATGAGCTTGAACAGCTCATTGTCCTTAATGATGCGTTCATTCTTAAGGGGACGCCCATCTTCAGCGAGAGAAGGTTCTGCTATGCCAAGCTCGGCAATGATCTTCTCGCAGTTTGCCGGAGAGATAAAATCCTCAACGACGTGAAACGGGCTGTGTGTCTTGTCTGTCATATTATTTCTTTGGGAACATATCACGAAGGTCCTTGCCTACCTTTAGGACTGGCTTTTCCTCAGCTTCATGAATGGCAATATCAATCGAAGTCCGATGCTTGTCAACAAGAACTTCCACACGTTGAACTGGAGTAGCGCTATAAGAATTTGGCCAGAAAGAGAACTTGCTTTCATTCAACGTGTATGTCGTCTTTGCACCTTTTTGTAGATTTTGAACGCAAAGAACTGATGTATCGCTGTCGATTGTTACGGCCTCAATCAACTCACCATCAACAGAGACGGTGCCAAGAGATTCAAAGTTGAAGTCATTATCTCCTGTGTCATCATCAGTTGAGGTATCGTCGTCTGTGCTAGTGTCATCGTCACTCGAGGTGTCATCATCACTTCCACTGCTTACTGCATCCCCTGGTTGGTACGCGTAACCAGACCCGAAGCCGTAGGCGTTAGGACCCATCAGACCAAGAACGATGTGGAGCAGCGCCTTTGGAGTTGGTTCTTCAATGTCGACGTCATAGCCCGCACCTTTTAGTAGCTTGACTGCGTCAGTCACGTCGTCACTTGCATCAGCAGGCGCGACGATTACGATTTTCTTTCCATCTGCCATGGTATTTCCTTATTTGAGTCCAGCGAGAGCCTTAATCCGATCTGCGCTATGCACAAATGTCTCCGGCTTTTTGGCTTCTACAATGGTGATAGGGGTTGACATCTTTGCTTCATGAACCATCTTCATCTTGTCAACGCCAATCCGCTTAATTACTTGATAAGTGCTGAATGTTCCTGTGTCAGGACAAGTGAAGCTGACCGAGAAATTGACGTCAAAAGCAAGAATGTTGCCCTCACTTGTCGAAGCATTCGTCACACCTAATGCGTAGACGTTAACGCTGTCCGGATCAATTTCAGTTGGTGTTGTAGTTTCTACTGAAGCAATGGCTGAATCTCCGCCGATAGTGGCCATCGGAAGTTCTACTGTCATTTCAGGTGGTGCTGATGACGCAAGGTCTGCTGGTGCGTAATCACCCATTTCGTTTAGTTTTGTCATGGTATCTCCAAAGATGATCATCTATTTATGACTTTTACCAACCTTGCAGTATTCAAAGTGATGTCTACGAATTCCAGGTGCTTTCCCGACTTTTCCACAGTGAGGGCATGTTACAGCTGGCCGCTCTTTTGCGGATTTACTCATCAGATTTCTTGTTTCGATTGAAAGATTTTCTTTTGACTGACGTAAAGAACGAGCTGCTCTTTGTTCTTCTGTCATTGATGCCTGAGTTTTTCGTTGTGCTTCAGAAATTTTCTGTCTTAACACATCTGTTCTAACCCAAGCAGATTGTTTTGCCCGTGTTATTGCAGAAGGATTTCTATTTTTATCACCAATCTTTTTCTTTGTTTGTTCTGATGGTTTCCATCCAGAAGATCCTTCCCCTCCGTCCGTCATATTATACAAAGTTCCAAGACCTAAATCTTTTCGCCCGTATAATTTAATCAGTCGTATTTCTTCCAATAAGGCATCATTTTCTGATGCGCATTTTACAACATTAACGATTGGCTCCATGCCCATATTTTTTAATGTAATGATTCTATTTTTAAATCTAATATTAGTTGCTTTCTTTATATGAAATTTATATCGTCCTCCACACCCTTTTCCAACGTACATTGGAACATTCCGTTCGGGGTCTTGATAAATGTAAACGTAAAATGTTGTCATACTGAATCCAATATCTTTTTCCAATATGATGAGACACGTTCTTCTAATTCTGATTTAATTTCAGGTGTGAATCTTACCTTAAATTCTTGAGGAAATCCTATTTCTGATACCATCAAAATTAAGCCCTCTTGAATATCAGTGCCAAACATTTCATTATGGGATCGCGCGTAAAAATAAATTTGAAGCTCGTAATCGTGAATGTCCTTCTTGTTCTTGACACGACCAGCTGTCTTGAAGTCGACGATGACTGGAATTCCCTTGTACTTTCCAACAAGGTCACATCGTCCAGCTACACAAAGCGAAGTGGAGTACAGTGCTACTTCTTGTCCCCAAATCTCATCGATTTTATCAAGCTTCAGCTTTAGAGCATTGAAGGCTGCCATGTCCAGATATGGGACTGGCTTGCCATTGATTGGAGCATCTACCTGTTCTTTCTTGAGGTAGCGTTCCGCGAGGAGGTGAACATTAGTTCCATGATCTGTTGCTTTCTTGGAAACTGCGTCCGCCTTTGCATGGCCCAGAGAATTACGCCAGTTCTGCAGCGAGGCCACCTTGTCAGGTGGGGCTGTCGTGCCAAGTATAGTCGTGATGGACGGGTATGCGCCGTGTTCTGTATCATACCATCGGCCACCAAGGGCAGACTGTGTCGTAATCTCTGGATAGTCAAATGTCATAGTGCATTTTTGATGTGCAATACATCTTCTGAGTATTCTTTGATATGCAAAGCATAGTATTCTTTGCATGACAACATGATCTCGTGGCCGCTTTCAATTGCATCAGCAAGATCAGTTTTCTTGTATTCGGCATTTTTCAAGGTTGATTCCATGTTTTCTGGATTTCCAAGCGCAATGAATAGGTCTCCAATGTTTGGAGACCAAAGAAATTCAAAATCACCTATTGGAAAAATGGCATATGCTGCACCATAAGAACGTGCATCTCGTAAATCACCTGTCACAAACACCGCTGCGCTTCTTGCTCTAAAACCAAAGTTGTCGTTAAACCAATCATCCAATTCTTGGTGAGTGGATCTTAATGTGTTTTTGGGTTTACGATCAGTACGTGGAACCTTTTTTGAGAAGGTTTTTATATTCTTGCCAAGACCTTTTTGTACGCCACGATATAGAAGACCTTCGCCGCGTTGAGCAAGAAAGGACTTGCAATCGCGCTTAATCAGCTTAATTGCCTCGTCAAACTCTTGAGGAAGCTCTTCTTCGTAAAGCTCAATGATCTTCATCTATTTTTATTCATTCGCACAAGACGTTTACTCAAAGATTTCTTACGTGTTCGTTTAGACTTCAAGACGCGAATAATCGTTTTGCGTCGGCCTGCGATGCTAAGTTTCATACGAGTTGAGGCCTTTGCTCGTGGCTTATAAGCAGTCTTGATGTTTGCAACAACACGTCCTTTACGGTAGCCTGAAGTAACGCGAAATCCACGTTTAATTGTTTTCCCTGCGCGACGATACGCCGTGTGCACTGCTTCCTTCACTTGGTCTATTTTATCATCAATTGGCTCATCACCATCATCAAGTTCAGATTCAATCTCTTTCTGCTCAATGCCAAGTTCTTTCAGAGTTTTAAGATCTAGGACGACTCCATTTGGATAAACGTCATCGCCAGTCCTGGTTAAAACAATGCTGACATCAGTTGGTTCAACTAGAACAACCCTGCCATTTTGATCTTTTATTTCTCCTGGTGAACCATCTTCTGCAATGTCAAAGAACTTGTTGAGCTCGTCGATATCAAGCTTCAACTGAAAACCATCACAAGAAAGAATTAGACCATGAGTTGCGAGGTGGCCCACACTCCATCCATCAGGTGTAGTTGGGCCAACGTCGGCCGGAGTTTCCTCATCCGGCTCGACGCCTTCTACCTCGTCATCAATTTCCTTGAGAAGCCACATTAGTTTTTACCACTAATTTTCAGCCATCCTTTACGATCTGGCTCTTCTGCGAACTCACCAACTTTTTCATCGTTCTCATTGAATGCTGCCCAAGTTTGGTTAGTTTTAAGTCGTTCACCCGAAAGCTTCTTGACCTTATAATTGGCTCCCTCAGCAGCGTCAGCCCAATCACTGTAAGCCGTGAAAGTCCTTTTAGCTTCTTGTAGAGCGCTGAGATGCTTCCAATGAGATGCTGCCTCGTTGGTGTCTGTATCATTTCCAGCTGGTGCTGCACGATCTACGGTGTTGCGCTTTACTAGATCAGACAGGCGGTCCATCATCGTCATTACTTGACCACGATTACGGATCGAAGCTTTCTTTTGACGAAGTGCCATGATAACTGCTTGGCGACGGCGTTCAATAACATCATCAGGAACGCCAAGCGCAGAGACAAGGTTAACAACAGCTTGGATAAACTCGTCGTTGCCAACGTCAACTGCTTCATCCAGCGATTCCTCAATCGGTTCAGCAGCATCGGTACCACGAATATCAAGACGAGTTGCAAGCAGGCGCAGCGCACGTTCAAGAGTAGAATCCTGCTCAATCATTTCGGCAGTTTGATAAATGCCAGTTCCAATTGCAGCAGGGCCTGCGGTAGTGATCAGGTTTTCTGGAACACCGAGAGCTACAAGAACAGATTCAAGCAACTTCTGAATGAACGAACCGCGCTTTGCCTTTGCTTCATCAAGCTGCTCTGCTTCAGTCAACTTCTTGAGCTTTTCCTGAGCGGCATCAATCTGTGCACGCAGTTGTTTCTCACGCATACCCGTACCACCGTCATAGGTTTTCAGGTGCTGTTGAAGTGCCTGCTTAGCTTTCTTAAGGGCCTCCTTTGCCTTCATGATCTTTTCTGGATTCTGAGCAGCCAAACGTTTGGCATCTGATTTGGCTTCCTGCACTTGTTCCACATCATCTTGAGGAATATTGAAGCCCTTCGCAGCGGCCAGCCCGGTGTAAAGAGTGACAAAGGCACGACGAACGGCAACCTTCTTACGCAACATATCGGCTGCAGATGCGATCGCATCTGCAGTTTCTGCGGTGTTCATGTAACGTCCTGGGATTCCGCACATGTAGTGGAATGCTACAAGGCGCTTTGCAAATGGAAGCTTAAGCTTTGCAGCCATTGCACGTGCTTGGCTGTCAAGAGGAATATTGAAACCATCCT